CATATAGTCACTTGAATAACCTATGCTTCCATTTACATCTGCAAATGCAGACGTTGATAGGACAAATAGTCCTAATAGTATATTTTTCATAATATACCTCCTAACCAACTATTATACATTAAATAACCCTATTTGACTAGAGGGTTTTAAGTGGCGGAAGATGAAGGATTCGAACCTTCGAAAGAGTTTCCCCTTTGCTGGTTTTCAAGACCAGTGCATTCAACCACTCTGCCAATCTTCCTTTACTGGTGGAGCTGGAGGGAATCGAACCCACGACCCCCTGCTTGCAAAGCAGGTGCTCTCCCAACTGAGCTACAGCCCCAGTAAACTATTCTTTGATTTGTTTTGTCTTTCTTGACTTATAGACTTTCTTTTTAGACTCGTCTATGTTAGGTGTAGATTTATCGTCTGCAACAAAACGACCTTTCTCGTCTCTTGCTCTGACCCATTCAAATCCTAACCAGTCTGTGAATTTATCCCAAAATGCCATTTGATTTCTCCTCACGTGTAAATATTATATTTGACAATCCTAACTTATTACGTCTATCAATTTCAACATTAATCTTACGTTTTAATTTAGGTTTTGTCCCCTCTTTATTGAATGCATCGATAAGTGTCTTAATAGATTGACACTTCATGTATTCATGAACTATTGTGGTTTTCTTAGTTCCCCTTTCGACTTGTTTAACAGTCTTTCCAAATTTAACTGGCATCACTTTTCTCCATATGATATTTTAAACTACACTCTGGCCCACAGAATATATAAACTGGTGGTTTCCCTATTGGTGTATGATATTTTATTTCTTCCATTTTTACTGGTTTTCTACAAACACTACAATTACGAGTCTGATTCTGCATTCTCAGTCAATTCCTCAAATGAACAAAACCAAATACATAATGCAAATCTAGTTCCTTTTGTAATAGGTTCTACACTATGTAATATCTCAGTGTTATTGTTAAATGCAACCATTGAACCCAAACGTTGTGCAATTGAGTGACCATTAATCTGAAACCTTCCACCTTCAAATGTATCATTAAGTGTAAAGATAACTGTTGCAGTATCGTTTGACTCTGCATCGTCCTTATGAGTTGCAAAGAATGTTCCTTGTGGATATTCTTGTATTGTCATATAAGTAATCATTCCATAGTCTTCATTCTTGGGTAGAAAATTATCAACGATTTCTGTTATTGTATTGAATGCACGTGTTTCTTGTGGAATGACTGATATACGCATATTGTTCAAGTCATATTTCCATGGAATTTGATTGTTTAATAATTCTTTATTATGTGGAGTGACAACATTTCCGTTTCCGATATCCACCTTCGACAATGACAATTTCTCATGTTCTGATATGATTAGGTCACAATCGTCTTTACTTAGAGCCTCTTCTGCAATCATAATAAGTGTTGGTAATACATCATGGTGTTTCATAGGTCGAAGAACCTTTACACGTCCTTCTTCCAGTGTATTCTTCTGATATGAGTGAGTTGTAAATTGTTCAGGCATGTGATTGTGGGTGGAAGAAAGTCACTTGTGAGAATCTCCACTTGTCCTCTTTGTATTTATTGTAGTCATTTATATATGCACCATGCAATCTATTGCCAGGAAATACAACACAACGATTAAACTTCGCAGGTATCACTCTCTCCAATACAAAATCGTTTTCGACTGGATATAATAATGATTCCTGTTCATTGTTAGTAATCCATGTTCCTTCATATACTGCAGTTCCCCCGTCTTCTTCTTTGTCGAGATAAACTAACATGTTGAGTGTTGATAGGTGGTCGGGTGTATCAAAAGACGAATCTATGTGTGGGTAGTGTTGAAGTGTTTTATCAAATTGTGTCTTAGTCTGAAAACAATTTACTTCAAAGCGGTCGTCCCACTGATAATCAAACTTCCACCAATATTGTCTGCAGACATCTAATAGTCTTTGTTGACCATTATGATATAATCTAGTTGGGTGTCCAAATTGTTCTACGATTCTACAGTCATTGTATTCAATACCATTTTTACTATTTCTTTCGGAATTGTATTTCCACAATGGGTAATCTGCATTTATAAGATATTCGTATATCTCCTCGGGATTCTCATAATAGTTATCAATAGTAAGTGCAAACCCATCATAGGAAATATCCCAGTCTGCACTCTGTTTGAATCTTTCGTCTAATGCATATGCTTTACTCATTTTCATTCCTCAAGAAATCATACTTTAAATTTCTACCTGTTGTGTTATCTGTTAAGTCTCTTTTATGTGTTAGATTAAAGGAAACTGATATCCTTTCATAGTTTGGGTCTTTTGATTGGGATTGTGGAACTGTATGATATAGGTATGAAGGCCACATTAACACTTCACCCTCTGTAGGTTGAACAAACACCTCCATCATATTCACACCATGTCCTGTAATAGTCATATTATTGTATGGGTTTTCGTTCACGTTCCATTCTGTTTGAGTTCCCATTGGAAATGCACTTGCAGCTGGATTAGGATTAAAGAATTTGATAGGTTGTGAGTCTTTTTCAACCTTTACGTAATAGGTTCCACTTATCAATGTTGTTGGGTGATTATGTGCTTCGTGGTAGTTTCGACCAGTATAATGATTTGACCATGCAAAGAGGTGAATATCGTCTCTACACATATTACTGAAATCTGTATTACATTGTTCTATTTGTTGTGCAACATATGTATCTTTGATTATGTCTGAAAAATCTTTGAACCAAGGTTCCTCTTCTTGTTGTTTTCTTAAACTGTCATGGAAATAGTTAGTGTAATTTGTCTGAGTGTTATCACTATCTCTTAGAGATTCAACATTCTTCCGAATGTCTTGTGCAACCATGTCATGATTTAGAGGAATAATACCTCGATATAGAGGAACTGCAAAAAGTGGTGCAACACTTCCTCTTATCGGACTAAATGGGGTTGAACTAATTTTCTTTGTCATTCTTTTTCACACCAACACCTACTCCTTTCTCTCCATTAGGCATTGTCACATTTCTATAATAAATTACAACTTCTCCAAGTTGTCTGATATAACGTTTAAGTTCTTGCATGTCTTCCGCCATGACTTTGTAATCACCAATAGTGGTTGCAACAAATAGAATTTCTCCATTGTTCTGTTTTTTCATCTCGTCCATAAATTGGTCAAGATAAGTATATCCAACTGGCCACTCGGGATTCTCTCTTTCTTCCAGTTCACATACTTTTGGTCTTTTGAGTTGTTCTACACCTTCGTCATTGAATTTCTTAGGTTCGAATGATAAAGACTTAACACATGGATTGACAATCTTTGCTTCAGATACTACGAACCATTGTGGTGTTTCCAAATCCAAAGGTCTTGGAAGTGTAGGTTGCATGATATCAATCTCGATAGGTTTAGATACTACCTCAATCTGTTTTGTTCCAAATACGGAACAACCACTAATCAGTAGTGTTAGGCACGTCAAGATTAAATAATTCTTTTGTGTCATTTTCCATTCCCTCCATAACTTTTTTACTTGCATTGTTCATTCTGAGTTCAATCATTCCTGGCTTCTTAAGTGCAAGTAAATCTAGATTGTGTCTACTAAAGATTGCAAGATACTCTGCTTTTTCAGATTCTATCTCTGCATTCTTTCGACTCATGTTTTGTAATGCTTTACCCTGTTTCTCATATTGTTCTTTCATGATTGCCATGGTTTGTTTTTGTTCTTCTACTGCATATTCTAATTTTAGATTATTTGCAGTGAGTGTTTGGTTTTCTTGATATAACCAATAACCACCCAATCCGAGAACAAGTATAATTGCAATAAAAAATTGATTCATTTTCCGTCATACTCCTCAATAATATAATTCAGTCCACCCGAACTTCTGTATTCTACTATTTTACCATGGTCGTCTCTAAATTTCAAGTGCTTTTCTTTCTGAATTATCACTTTTCGGGTTATAAACTGTCTATCGTCTGAATCACCATATACTGAATTGAATGATACAGTGACTAAGTATCTTTTTGTAAAGAGTTTTTTGAATAATTCAACTAACCACCTACTGAACGTAAGTGTCCATAGTGGAAATTTCTTTATGATTGACCATATTTTCTTTAACATGGTAATATATAGGTGAATTCTAAGAGAAGAATTTCTCTCTTTGAGATTTGGGTATTTTAAAGTTCTTGTATTCCTTCATAAGGTCGGAACCTTTTGCAAATTTGACTCTGACTGTAGGGAAGTCTATAATATCACATGCAATGTAAGTTATGTCTTTGCAGTGTTCTGTTGCAACTTCCTCATTGATACTTCTACTTCCACCAATCATATTAGAGGGTGCAAATGCAAGACCACCTTTAGTAAAACACTTTTGGTCATAGAGATTTCCCTCTTCGTCAACATGGTCATAACCTCTGCCGTCCACAAATGTCAAATGTGGATACCATATCTCTAATTGACGTTCTAAGAAGTGTGAAGCAAGTCTTCCATCTTTTAGGATATCATGTATAGCTTCCTGTTTTAAGTCCCCAAAAGAGACATTTTGTATCTCGTATGTGTCTACCATTAAACTAGTTCCTTGACTATTTCTACTAACACTTTACCATATTTTGCAAACCAACCTTGTTCTTCAGTTAGTGCAATACCATAATTATTTGCAAGTGTCATTGCAGTTTCCGTATCTAAAAATGCATTTCCCACTAGAACAAAACCAGCAGAAGATATTAGTAAAAACATATGGTCATTCTCTCTAAAACTATGCACAATGATTAGAATGGTTCCTATGAACAATAATAGATATGCAGTGAGTTCCATATGTGGACTGACTCCAAGTGACATTGTCATACCTATGAATAAAAATGCACAACCGACAATCTTTAATGTGGATTGAACCATATTACGAATTTGTTTCTTTTGTTTAGTAGTCATTATGCTACCAAGTTTTTATTGTATTCCCTCAAGTCCTCGATTTCCTCAATCAAGTCCTCTGCACCACCTCTCCACGTTGGGTGGTCGGGTGTGTTAAAAGGGGAATCAATCACTTCAATGTTGGTGATATAATCAAAAGAACCCCTTAGACCATTCAGTCTGTTGACATGTTTCATGACTAGAGCTGCAACACTAGCTTCAGTGAGTGAAGGGGAATTGTAATAAGAGTGTTCACCCTCACCAAATGCATCTTCCTCAAAGACCAGTTTGTCTACATGGAATCCAACCACATACTCGGAACCACCCTTGAACTTATGGAAGTTCGTTCCATACTCCTCAAGATTCTGAGTGTTGACCACATACCACCTTGCAGTCCCATCTTTAATTCTATCTAATCCCATACTATTCTCCTTTTCTAAGTTCTTTTAATTGGTTGATTGTGTCTTCTGCACTAGTGTGAAGGATACCAATTCCACCATGTTTTTCCCATGCTTCAAGGTTCTTCTTTCTGTCGTCAATAAGGACACTTCCTTTGATTGCAAACATACCTTTTTGACTACCAGTCATGGTGCAAGTGACAACAACACTTGGACTGACATATTCTCTAATCCACTCGTTTTTGTCAAACACTACTAACTCTCTGTTGATAACACCAGCAGCAGTTAGGATTTCCCAAGGAAGTCCAGTGTGTCTGATATATGCAACCAAGTCATACATATCTTCCATAGGTGGAAGATTTCTGAATAATCTCTTGTTGGTTAACTCTTCTTTTCTTTCGTCATAGTCATTGTGACCAGCGTCAGTGTTAGGGAATTCTCTCCCTGTTAGGTTTTCAACACCAGTGTTGAAATCTGCTAATACTCCGTCCATATCAACGAAGATTCTTTTTATTACTTTATTTTCCATACTGTTAGTATACCAAAAAGTTGACCCCATTGTCAAGCTTTATCGTATTCTCCTTAATCTTTTGTTTTCTCATTATAGACATAGTATAACAAAAAATGACACCTATTGTCAAGCTTTGTTTAGTCTATTTTTAGGGTTTTTTCGAGTGTATATGCTTCGTTTTCGTCTACGACACCATCTGTAATAACTTGTCGTAAATGCACCATTTCGTGTGCAAGTGTCACATATCTTTCTGAGTCATATTTGATATAGATATCAATATGTGTCTCATCTTTGAATTGTCGTGGAAATTCTATGATTCCTTTTTGTTTGAAAGAGGGTGGTAGTCGTTTGATATAGACAGTGACACCCTGTTCATCTGCAATATTTAATTGTTCTGCGAGACTCATAGATTTACTCAACATTTTCTTGTCTTTGCAGTAAATTTCCATTATTCTTCGTCTTGTATCTCTTCTCTAGTGTCTTCGTCTATTTCATGACCACAAAATGGACAGTGGTCTATCTCGTATTGGTGTGATTCCATTGAATGAAATATATCACACTCTGATTTGCAACTAGGACAATAAATCCTAAATCCTTGTTCGTAATTCATTATTCCTCCTCGGGAATATATCCGTCTTCTATTTTACCTGTATCAATCATTATCTTTTTATACAAATTTGCATAACTCTTTTTCTTTCCGTCTAATGTTGCATAGGGAAGAGGGTATTTTTTCTCGGGTTCATAGAAATCTAACCCAGCCACAAAAACTCTAACTTCTTGATACATTCTATCAATATTATTAAATAGGTGATTCCATCTTCTATCTTGCACTGTCTGTCTCTGAGGTGCATTCAGATATAGTTGGAACTTTTTCACTATTTCAAGTGTTCTGCAAGTTGGTCATAACCACCTATTGCATTTCCATCAACTCTGATTTGTGGAAATGTTCGTGCAGTTGGGAACTCTTCAAAGAGTTCTTCTCTTGTGAAGTCTGTTCCCAATTGTTTGTAAGTGTATTCTAATCCTTTTTGTTCACATAGTGACTTTGCTTTATCACAAAATGGACATTGTGTTTTTCCAAATATTTCAATCATAATAAGTATTCCTCTCTTTCTTTCTTTGCAGTATATATTGTTCCAGTCTTACGACCATAATAGGGGTCTTTCTTTACACCTTTGGTTCCCTCGTCAAAGAAGAAAAAGGTTATCAATGACACTAGTGCCAACCAAATAATTGCTATTAATAATATTCCGTCCATTATAGTTTAAAGTCCTCAAATGTATCGTCTGATACGTCTTGTTTAATACCACCAATGAGATAGGATTCAATCTCTGTCTCTTGTGGTGCATTCTGAAGTCCTCTACTGTTGAACCAATGTTGTGTCCATGGTAAAGGATTGTTTGTTGAAGGGATATCATAGATAGGATTGAGTCCTATTGCACGTAATCTTTTGTTTGCAGTGAACTCTACGTATTGACCCAGTAAAGGAACTGATAGACCAATCATTGACCCGTCTTTAAATAGAAACTCTGCCCAATCTTTCTCTTGTTTAACTGCATCTTCATATAACTCATACACTTCTGATTCACAATCTTTCATTACTTTATTCATTAACTTATCATTCTCTTGATTCTTATAAGCTTTGAGTATGTGTTGTGATATTGCAAGGTGTTGTGATTCGTCTCTTGCAATCAGAGATATGATTTTTGCACTTCCTTCCATTTGTTTTAACTCTCCGAATGCAAATGAACATGCAAAGGATACAAAGAATCTAATTCCTTCTAAGATGTTAACTGATATAAGTGCAAGATATAATGCTTTATAAAGGTCATAATCCTCTACTTTTAATCCAAGTAATCTTCTACGACCAAGTGCAATAAACTCGTCATACTTCTCTGTGACCATTTCTGCACGTTTTACAATTGCTTCTTCGTCAAGTATAGTGTCAAAGATATCACTAGGATTTGCATAAATGTTCTTAATGATATGTGTATAACTTCTACTATGGATTGTCTCCATAAAGTCCCAAGTGATAATACAAGACTCGAGTTCAGGCAGACTCACGAATGGTAAAAATGCTATGGACGGAGCTCTACCTTGAACCGAGTCGAGTAAAGTTTGATACCTCAAGTTAGAGGTGAATATGTGTTTTTGTGCATCAGATAGATTCTGATAATCACTTCTATCTTTCTGTAAGGATACCTCTTCGGGTCTCCAAAAGAAACTCAATTGTTTTTGAGTGAGTTTATCAAATATTGGATATTTGAACTCATCAAATCTTTGAGTGTTCAATCCCTCTCCAAAGAATATCTTATTCTTTGTGAAGTCTACTTTGTTTTTATTAAATACTGTCATTCGTCTTCTAATCCATAGTTATTTGCATATTCACTTCTCAGTCCAAACTGTTCTGATTCATATGAATCAATAAAATTGTGATATGCATCTTCCAATTCTTTTGGTCTATCGTTTTGCATGTGATATCTACTTAGTTTTCCATCATGTTCAAGGACACAAGGGTGTTCTAAAGCAGTTCCTGGCCTGAATGTTAAGTCATTTGTGTCTCTTGTTTCAACTTGTTTTAAATTGTTATCAATACCTTGCCAAGTTCCGAGTGGGTGACTTCTTATCTTCCCTTCTTTATTATAGAAATGGGAAAATATATGATAACTATAATCTCCTAACAAATAGTCTCTAAAGTGAACTGCATTAGGCCCTTGGTATAATAATACGTCTCCAACTTCTAAATCTATTGGTGTTGAAGTTCTCTTTCTGTTTGGTAATAATTGAAGTTGTCTTTGTATACCTGTTTCACCACCATCATCACTATCGACCCAGTTTCTAGAATTATCAACCCAAATTCTCCATGGTCTACCATCGTCTGTTTTATAATCTAAACATAGTGTTGTTGATATTTCACACGCAGGTCTATCTCTATGTGCAGCTAGATATGCACCTCTGTCGTATTTTCTAGTGAATGAATATGTTTCACCCAAATCAATGTCCAATACACTTCTTAATTTATCTCTTAGAAATCTATTCATTGCAACACCCCATGGTGAACAATAGATACTTTCTGATTTACCCAATGAGTTTTTAGGAGATTGGAAAATGATATCGTCTTCACGTTTACAAAATGCACCATGCCACTCGGGATTGTGTTCAACTGTTTTCCAACAATCCATTGCAAACGTAATCATTTCTTTAGGAACAAAATCCCTAAGAACTACGTATCTATTATTAATAAAATCTGCAGTGATTTGATTAGTTTTAAATGGTAATTTTTTATTCTTTCCTTGTGGAGTTTTAACGTTCTTTGTTAATTCTACAGTTCTATCTTCAAATGGCACATGCTTCACAATCTTCGTCTCCTTCGTCTTCACTTATTGCAAGTGGGGTATCTTCTACCACGTCCTCTTTTTTTCCGTCCATGGTATTTTGGTAATAACTTGTTTTCCACCCGTATTTATATGTTGTCAACATGTCTCTTGCCATTACTGACACTGGAACTTCTCCGTTCTCATAGTTCTCGGGATTATAAGACCAGTTTCCACTGATACCTTGGTCAAAAAACTTCTGCATAACTGCAATTATATTGATATAACCAGTGTTGTCTGGCATGTCCCATAACAAGGTGTATGCACTCTTCAACATAGAGTATTGTGGAACTACCTGTTTAAGTGTTCCTTTTTTACTCTTCTTGACACTAAGGTAGTCTCTTGGTGGTTCTACTCCATTCGTTGCATTAGAGACGACTGAGGAACTCTCAGAGGGCATTTGTGCAGTCAATGTGGAGTGTCTTAAACCATGTATTCTGATATCTTTTCTTAGTTGTTCCCAATCCATTTTATAAACTGGTTTTACTAATTCGTCTACTTCTTTCTTGTAGTGGTCAATTGGTAATTGTCCTTCTGCATATTTTGTTCTGTCGAAGTCAATACAATTTCCATTGATACGTGCAAGATTATTAGAAGATTTAAGAAGGAAATATTGGAACCTCTCAGTAAGGTCATGAACCAGTTGTAATGCTTCTTTGTCTCCATATTTAACTTTGTTCTTTGCAAGAAAATGTGCAAGTCCGATATAACCTATACCTAAACTTCTTCTTGCAATGGTTGACATTTCTGCAGCTTTTACTGGATACTCTTGGAAATCTATCAGTTCTTCAAGTCCTCTCACTGATAAATCACAAAGAGATTCCAACTCCTCTTCTTTTACAATACCTATATTGATTGCACTTAAAATACAAAGTGCAATTTCCCCATTCCCGTCTATATGTTGAATTGGGTCTGTTGGTAGTGTTATTTCTTGACATAGATTACTCATGTTCACTTTATCTAAGAATGAACTATGAGTATTACAATGGTCAATATTCATAATATAGATTCTTCCTGTCTCTGCACGTTCTTTTAAAAGACTAGAAAATAATTCTCTTGCACCTATTTTAGTTTTAGGTATAGAAGTTGCACGTTCATACTTCTCATAGAGTTCGTCAAATTCTTCTGTTCCAAAAGCTTCATATAGTCCTTCCACTTCATGTGGACTGAACAATGTAATCTCTTCATTTGCAAGGAACCTTTTATAAAATAGTTCTGATAACTGAATGGAGTAGTCTAATTTCCTAACTCTGTTATCTTCCGTGCCTTTGTTATTTTTGAGGACAAGAATGTCTTCGATTTCTTGGTGCCATATTGGGAAGTGAACTGTTGCACTTCCTCCTCTAACTCCGTTTTGGGTGCAACATCTAACAGTTGACTCAAACTTCTTAAGGAAAGGTATGACTCCAGTATGTTGGACTTCACCTCCTCTAATTCTTGAACCAAGTCCTCGTATTCTTCCTGCGTTAATTCCGATACCAGCTCTTTGTGCAACATATTTTCCAATGGCTGTATCAGACGAGAAGATACTGTCGAGAGTGTCGTCTGTGTCGACAAGCACACACGATGCAAATTGTCGTAAAGGAGTTCTAACTCCTGCCATGATGGGTGTTGGGATATTGATTTTGAATTGCGAAATCGCGTCGTAGTATTTTTTGACATATTCTAATTTGTCTCCTAGTTCACCACTATACTTTTTAAATAAAGTCATAGCAATCAACATATACATGAATTGTGGTGTTTCGTATACAACTCCACTTGACCTGTCTTGCACTAGATATTTGTCTACTATTTGTTGTAATCCAGCATAGGTGAAGGTAAGGTCTCTAGAGTGTTTTATATACTTGTCTAGTTGGTCTAACTCTTCTTCTTTATACCATTTTAAAATGTCATTGTCATATACTCCTATGTCAATGTTTCGTTGAATAATGTCTTTGAGTGGTGGATAGATTTCTGAGTCTTTCCATTTGGTGTTGAATACTTGTTTCTGAATTCCAAATAATAATAGTCTTGCAGCTACAAATTGGTAATTAGGATTATCTAATGATATCAAATCACTTGCAGATTTAACTAAAATCTTTTGTATGTCCTTTGTTGTGATTCCGTCATAGAATTGTAATCCACTATTCATCTGCACTAATGATTCTGATACACCTGTAATTTTCTTACATGCTTTATGAACCATTTTGTGGATTTTATCTAAATTGATTTCTACCTTTGACCCGTCTGATTTTAAAACTCTAATTTCTGAATTCATATCTTCTTATACTCCTGTAATTTTGTTTTTGCTGAGAGTCCACTATAAGTATTAGAATTTATAATTTCAACAATCTCTTCTTGACTTAGTCCACCCATAATCATATCATTAATATCTTTAAATTCACTCACTTTTCTTTCATTCCATATACAAACATTATATCCGAGGTCTATGACCTCATTTATCTTTTTGATTATTTCTGTATTTCGTGGTTCATTGTCATAAATGATTATTGCATTTTCCTTTAACGAGTCATCTATTTTTTTGAAATCACTACCACCGACTGCTATACTGTTAGGTAGGAATAAACTGTCTATCGGCCCCTCAGTCACATAGATAGTTTTAGTTTTGTCCACATTTTTTATGTTATAGATGAGTGGAACGTCATCTAGGAATCTCATGGTTAAGTATCTAAGAGGTGAGTCGTTTATTGCACGACCAGTGATACCAACTAATTCCCCATTCTCATCTTCGAATGGTAATATTACTCTTGGGTCATTTCCAAGAACTCTATCTCTATACTTATGTGATAAGAGATTTAGAGATTGTGCAACGGGGACAAACCAAAGTTCTTCTTGTCGTTCTTTGGGAATCTGTCTCGAGTTAACAAATTCTTGTGCAACTACCTTGTCTGATACCTTAAAGGCTACTGCACTCAAATCTATTTTTTTCATATCTAATTCTTCTTTATTAGGAACAAACTTAAACTTATTTGCACTTAACATTTTCTGTGCTTTTTTAGGTTTTCTGCCTGTCTCTGTTAACCACTCCTTGAGATATTCTTTATGAATAATAGGGAAATGGTCTTTAAGAAAGTTTACACTGGAAGTTGAGTGTCCACAATTATGACATTTGTAGACGAATGATTGACCTATTGTGAAGTGAAAACCACGTGATTTAAATTGATTCTTTTGGGAATCACCACAATACGGACACCGATGGTTCAGTGTGTTGTCGTTTTTCCATTTTCCCTGTTCAACGAGTGAAACAATACGGGAAAGATATTTTCTCTCTAACCATAGCATACATTAATTATACTATAATTGGAGAGAAAATACTAGTGGTTTTTTACTATTCTTCTGCGTCTATTAAAGCTTGAAGTCTCACTAATTCTTCATTATGTTTTACCATTGAAGCGTCGTATGATGCTTGTGCAAGTGTAGCGGCTTCTCCCTCTAGTCCGTCTAATACAAGGACTGGTGGATTTGCTGCGACATAGGCTTTAGCTTCCGCATGTGTCATGTTATCTGGCATTGTTTGTTCTCCGTTAATTAACTTTTTATTTAGGTTTTTTTGGAACTCTTATAACAGTTGGTCTATCTAAAACAGACAAAACTCTTGGTTTTTTTCCACTTGGATTTGATATAAGTGCAATACTTGTAATCAATAATAACACTGCAAGTGGGTCAAACACAAAGATAAGTGCAAAAATCACCCATCTAATTGCATTGTCAAGATACTTGACAGACTCTTCCTGTCCATATATGACCTCTGCAATATACTGTATCGGCCCTACTTCTCGTTCAAAACCGAGTATTTCCTGTTCAAAGGGGAATTTTTCCTCTCTCAACACCTGTATTGTATCATAGATAGTGTCAATCTGTCTATTGTATTCTTCAATATTCTCTATTTTTTCATCTGCATTTCCGTTTGATAGAGTTTGGAGTCTACTGATTTCTGCATTTGAAGTGTCTATAGTGTTCTGTGCTTGGTCTCTATACTTGTCTATATTGTTCTGTTGGTCTTTGATATCTGCACGGATTTGTTCTCTTTGTGGTTGTTGAGTTTGGTATAATTCCTCTGCTTGTGCAACATAATCAATGACTCTAACCTCGTCATTAAACACCCCCTCGTCCACTGTAATCGTCTCTACACCCCTGTTTCTGAGTTCTGATACCGAAGTGTCCAATGCAGTCAATTCAGACCTCAAATTATCAATTTGACCTTGTGCAAAGTCTATATCCCCTTGAACTCTATCCCATGCACCATCTCTAATCTCTATTTGTGCATTGACTGAATCTGACACGTCTAATCCACCCGAGTTTAATCCACTGATTCGTTCTTCTAATAACTTGATTCTGTTTTGTTCTCTACCAATCTTCCCGTCTATTTGACTGATTTCTTGTCGTGCAAATTCAGTTGCAAAAGACGTATCCGAACTTGCCTTTGCAAGATATCCAAAGATTCCTAATGACGTAATCAACATTAACACTATAACACTGACCACCAAGTAATACTTAAAGTAATTTAACTTATCCCAAAACATGTGTAAGTAAGCTGCACTGACAATCTTACCAAATTCTAATGCACCTGCCATTATAACAATACCTAAGAATGCACCACTGAATATAGTTGCAAGCCCAAGAACACTGAAATATGCAGCTATAGTTGCAATTCCAATGGACGTAATAAGGGCTAGGTAATTCAAAAATTTCATAATTTAAATGTATCTACGTAAGAGTTTATACATGTTATCTGTATCATATCTCTTATCTGTTTTCTTTTTTTGCATTGTTGGAGGCATACTAATTGCACCTCCAGTAGAATTCATAGGTGCGTCTTCATTTATCTCTTCGACTTTCATATACTTGAATAATTCTTTACCAAGATATACACCTGCTTCATAGTCTGAAGGATAATGCAATCCTGCTATGACTCTTCCGAATCCACTAATTTTTGCACCATTCATAATTCCCTGTTGGTGTTGTGGATACATTTTACTGTAATATAATCCTACAACATATGGTTGTGTTGTATGTCCACTAGGGTATGAAGGTGTCTTACTTGTTTCTGTTTCAAATCTGTCAAATTTCATTCCTAAATGTTCTGCAACTTGATATGGTCTTGCACGATTGAAATGGTTTTTGTGGTGTTTGATTACTGGACTACATTGTTTTCTGATAAAGTCTATAGTGTCTTGACTGTATTCTAAGTCATGGTCGTCCATGTATTGTTTGATATAACATGATGCATCTTCGTCACAATTTATATATTGACGTTTCTGTTCGTCTGTTGCACCCTTTACTAATGTCTGAATTTCATTAAGTTCGTCTACGACTTTCTGTCCTTTAGGATATGCACCCAACATTATGGTTTCCCAACCTTCGTCCCATAGTGTGAGTCTTTTATAGTCGGGTTTCTTTAAGTCCTTTTGTTGACCAAAAGTAAGGTTATCTATTTCTTGTATCGCTTCAATAAACATCATCTGCAGTCAATACGACTCTCTCCTCGTTAACAAATCCAATGTATGTTTGGATACCATATATCTTTTCATATTCTTGGTGAATCAAAACATCTTCTTTTGATTGGTGAATGTAATCATTTTGTTTGATTGGAAATCTAATTTTATATGTCTCACCTATGATTAACTTACCGACATTTATGGTTTCTGTAATCATTTCGGCTTCTAATAGTTCTTCTTCTTTTAGGAATCTATAGAACTTTTCGTATAACTCCTCACTCTGTTCGTTATCCAAGTCACACTCTTCCTTCAGAAGTAGAAGTGCAGTGACGTATGATGCAAATTGGGTTTTACCGAAAGGAACTTTGTTGATTATCTTTTTAAGATTGAATACTAATCTATGTAAAGGAGTGAGTGAAGACTTTTCTTTTTTTGTGACTGGGTCATTCTTAACCTTTTTTCCATTCTCGTCTTCAATTTCTTTGATTCTGTTTCCATTCATATCTATGAATCCAAACTTGAATGCCTGCATTTTGTTCCAAGGTGTGGTTAACATCTTGAGAATTCGGAATACTATGAGGGTGTCGACTATACGCATATAATCTATTTAGGTATTTTTAAAGGTCTCTTAAACGTTCTGCAAGTTTATTATCGATAGGGATATCTATTTTCCAACCTTCTTCTATGTATTCTAGGTATAATAACATAGTTTTTATGGAAGACCAGTAGTTTACGTTCTTAATTTTAAACTCTAACATTCTCATACATGCATCATATCCAAAGACATTAAAGATACAGATAAGGTGATTCAGCATTAAACGCTCACGTAATTCACCATTTTCATGGTATCTATGTAATAACCTCTTAAGGTATCTGAATCTACGAAGGTCTTCTTGAAAATCCTCTATGTCTTCACATTGAGGGTCGTCATAGTGCTTCATAGCATATGCAGAAAAGTTTTTTGCTGTGATTTTGTCAAATAGACTCATAATGTAATAGTATGTAGGTGTCCCCGAACTTCAGATTCGGGGAAACTACTTAACTTAAAGAACCGATAACTTTGTATGTTCCGTTTTCGTTCTGTTCGTATTTAACGTTTAGTGATACGATTTTTTCTTCTCTTTCAAATTCGTCATGTGGTGTATCAACTGTTTTACCAGTGACAACTCCATATCTGTTGAATTGAATGTCGAATGAACCTTCTTCTGATGCAAACTCTAAGTCTGATTCACCAGTTTTATTAAGTCCTAATAGAGAAAGTTTTGCTTCCATTTGTGCAACAGCAGCTTTTGGATTCAACCATTCTGATACTGCAGTTTGTCCTAAGATTGCATTAACCTTAGCTTTAACATCTGCATCATCTATATCATGTGGGACTTTTTCTGAACTTAGTCCAGCTGCACCCACAAAAAATGCGTTAGAATCTGTTGGAATTTGACTTCCACCTTCTTCAATAATGAAGTTTTTAAATGTTTTCATAATTTATCCTCTATTAACTATCTGATAATACTGTATCGTCATCAACTTCTGCTGTATTCACGTCTGAGTCATCGTCAAAATCAGCAACGTCAGCACCCATAGTTCCTGAAGACATTGCAACCAATGTTTCGAACTGTGTTCTTGACCCTACTACTTTTCTTAATACCCAACCTTCTGAATTAACACCAGCAGTCGCACCGACCTCAGCTGTATCAGCACCATAACATTCTGCTTTATCAGCAGTGTTAAGATATTTTGGTTTAGAAGCTTCGTTGTCTAATAATCCCCAAAGTGCCATGTTTTTCTCCTAGTTATGCAACCTTTAAGATTGCTTTAAATGCTTTATCGAAAGACTTTTTGTCTTTTTGTAATAACTGTAGGTATTTAGACCGAATGGGTGTCTTAACCTTCATTAAAACGTCATGAACTTTCACCGCATCGTCTCTTTTTACCTTAATTTTCTTCATATCGTCTGTTCTGACCTCACCATCTTTAGTTCCGTCTTTGAACTTACGAAGTTGCATTAGCATTGCAGCGTCAGGTCTGTTTTGAACTCCCTTTGCTTTACTACCAAGTGCATCTATTGCTCTATCAATTACTTCGTCTTCACCTGCTTCAGCATACTTACCTTTTGCCATTGTAGAGATTTTCTCTAACTTTGCACGCAGGTCTTTTTCATTCTTTGATTGTGAAACTGCACGAGCAATCTTTTTATTCCCTGTATCAGACATCATTCCAAAATCACCAATTTTCTCTACGATTTTGTTAGTCTGTTTTGCAGAATCCTTAATGTATCCGAGTTTCTTTAATTTTTCTTTAAAGGTTTTGTATCTTGCGTCTACTCTATCCATTAGTCTCTGTCCATATCAATGACACCATCATAATGTCCTCTTTCGATACCACCCATGTAATTATATAATTCTCTTTCTGCATCTCTTAGATTTTCCCAAACTTTATTTGGGTTTCCACCTGATGAACCACCACCTGTTTCAGCAGTGTATTGCATACTATCTTGCATCTTTGCAACTTTATGAATTGCTTTAATCATATCCTTACAACTTTTGATTTCTTTCTTTCTGTCGAACTCTTTACCTTCAAACTTAGTTTTCTTATACATTGGTATTAAACCTTCGTCTAAGTCTACTGTTGTCTCTTCTTTATTGAGAATCTTTTGAGTGTTTACTTTACCAATAAGTTGTAAGATAACATCTCTTGCTTTAAGAACTGCTTCATAATCTTTATTATATTTTACATTTGAGATTTCTTTGTCACCCATACGAGCAATCTTCTGATATCCCTTTAGGACTGACTGCATTTCCTTAGATAGTTTTTTCAGTGAATCAACTTCTTTTTGTTTCACTTCTTGTAAGTGCATCTCACGATATGTTTTAAATAAATCTTTCATGTTATGTTGCATTATACATGTCTTTACCATTAGAATATTTTTCCATATCCTTCTTCATGTCATCATAGACTTCATTTCTCATGTCCATAAGACCTTTAGGCATGTGACCATATTCGTTATGCATTTTGTCGATTAATTCTAATTTTTTTAATGACTTTTTGTCACCCATTGATTTTGCAATGTGTATGAGTGATTTAGTGTGTTCGTTTCTATCAGTAAGTTTTTCAACTTTATCGATATCACTTTGTTTGAATTCTTTTTTCTCTTCAAGGTTTTCAGATTCCCACATTTTTTTGTAAGAATCCATGACTGATTCATTTTTCTTTTTCTTTGCAATTGCGATTGCAGCTTGTTGAGCACTTGATACTGCATGTCCTTCTGATACAGTTCCTTCTGACATTTTTTCAACTGCAGACATAAACTTCTTGAGTTTATTTGAATCACCTGAAACAACAACTCCGTCTTTACCTGACCAAGAAATTTTAGTTTTATTTGATTTCAGTCCGTGTTTTTTTGCCATCTTGACAACAAGATTTGATTGAGCTGCATCATCAGTATGGATTACCATTTCTGCATTTTCTGATACAGTCTCTTCTTTAAGTGGGTCGTTCTCTGACTTTTGCATCATTCTTTGTGCAAGGTCAACAAGTGTAGAGATATTTGATGTTTCCATTCTCTTCTTGTTTTTATCGTTTACTTTACCATAGATTTGTGTAATCATTGAGGCAGTAAACATATCAACCATTATACCACCAACTTTAGTTGCACTCTTTTTGTCTACAATCTTTTGTAAATCAGGCATAAGGTTCTTACCTTCTGTCATTATACTTTTTATAGATTCATGTAAACCACTTAGATTACCACGATATTTGATTTTATTTTTCTTTTCTAAAACTTCTGATTCGTTTTTTGTTGGTTTATCCCAACCACCACCATGGTCTTCTGCAGTCTTTAGTTTACCTAATTCAACATATAAAGGTTGTAAGTCTACACCATTTTTATAGTCATCTGTTTTACTGTATGTTGGGTCAATCATAAGACCGACTTTGTATGCACTTGAACCTTCTTCAGGTGTTGAGTATTCAGGTTTTTGTTTGATTTTGTTTTTCTTACAATAAGAATCAATCATCTTCTTTGCTTTTTCAAAGTCTTTTTTATTCTCTTCTGAAGTGATTCTGTCTCCTTTACCACCTCTGAATTGAATGTAGAAGTCTACACATCTAGAAAAGGTTGAGTCGGAATAAGGTTTATATTTCTCATCAATAATTGACATTATGAAGTCTTCTGCATCATCTTTATGAGATACTTCACCTGTTTGTGAAGCCCATGTTAGTAATTCGTCTTCTACTTTTTTAGGTAAATCTTTATCGTTGTTTCTGAGTTTGTCAATGTCACGTTTATATTTTGTTATAAGTTTTTTCCAATCTCTGTCTCTTGGATACATTTTGATTACTTTTTTGTAATCTTCGTCTAACATATTGAATGAATCTTTGAATGATTCTTCGTTTGCAAACTTAAGTGCATTTTGAACTTCTTTTGCTTTTAGGACTTTATCCCCGTAATAGTCTTTAATGGATTTGATTGCAATATCCATTGCACCACCAAGGTCTAATGCAACCTCGACTGCTTTCTTGACTACTTTGTCTTTGACTTTGTTTCTACGGAAATAGACTTGAATCTCACGTCCAGTAAGTTTCTGTTTTCCATAAGGGCCGAGTGGGTTAACTTTCCCGTCCTTATCTAATACCTTTTTGGCTTCGTAAAAGAGGTTCATACTAGTTCCTAATATTGTTTTTTCTTTTTATCAGAGGCACATTCACCTTCTGCAACTTCTTCTTCGTTTTTACCTTTATAGTTTTTATCTATGTAATCAAAGAATTTCTTTTTCTCTTCATCTGATTTAAAATCAGCAGGAGAATCTACACCAAATTTTTTAAGTGCAGATTGAAAGAACTCTTCATATTCTTTTGAGTTCTGTAAGACTGTTCTAGACGCTTCTAGTAATTCGGGTGATAGACCCATTGATGTTAGTTTCATTGTTCTAATTCCCCTTTTTCGAAGTAGTCAAACATCTTCTGTTTACCTTCTGTTGTTAAATGTAATTGTTTTGCAAGTCTACCAAGCATATTTTTTTCTACGAGTTTTTCTGCAGATTTCTCTACTGATTCTTTTACAGGACTAACTGGTTTTTCTTCAACTTCGACTGAATCTTTAAGAGGTGAAACACCTGCTTTTTTGAACATTTTCATAAGGTCTTTATCCTTAATCATGTCTCTTTGTTTATTGTCTGCACCCATACCGAATGTAGTTTTCTTAAATCCATTAGGATTTTGTTTCTGCATTGCAAGTGCAACTTTAACGTCTGTCATGTTAAGAAGTTTTGCAATACCCATAGCTTCTGTTTCACTATCTGTATTGAATACTTTCTTAATCATATCACCCATTGAAGCTTCAAGAACTAATTCTTCAGTGATTTCTTCTTCTACTTCGACTACTTTAACGTCTTCTTTGAATCCAGTTAAAAGGTCGTTTTCGATATCTTCACTTATGATTTCGTCTGCAGTTTTTTCTACACTCCCTTCTTTCAAGGCAATGTGTCCACGGACTTGTTCTAGTTTTTCTTTCCAGTTTTCTGATTTATAACTCATAACAGTATTATTTATAATTTTTGAGAGGTCATGTGCATGATATTCCTTACAATTACTCTATTAGTTGGTTTGTTTGGTATTTCCTTTGCTTTTGCAATAATATTTAGTGCAGTTTTATATGATATTTTTCCATCTTGGTATCTACGTAAGACTCCACACCTATAAGTTTTACATGTTTCGGGTCTAGTTTCATAGTTTTTACACTTATTATCTTCTTGTAAGTGTTCACAACCCTTCTGAAAGAGGTAGATATGACCATGGTCTGTTGCAATTACATCAGACCCTACCCGTCTTGACATTACCATTCTTGGTTCGAATTTATCCTTTTCCTTAAAGTAAGACTTCTCCTTATCGGTTGTAAACATGGTTCTAAACATTGCACCAGTGCAACATAGTCCACAATCAAGACATAATTCTTTCTTCTCTTGTTCCATTTTTTATACGAAGAACCAAATCTCCTTCACCTTTTAATAATCTATGATACTGGTTTTTCAGTATGAAATAGTCTTTTCCTATCTTTAATTCTTCGGGTAGTTTATCTTCTTTTTGTAATTCCCACCCATTTCCACTCAATACATGTATGGTTCTAGACTCTTTATCTCTATGCCAAACCAATTCCTCTTCGTCTACATCTGCAGAAAATGTTCTAACAATGTATTCTATATCTGTCCCATGTTGGACTAGTGGTTGGTCTATATAAGGGTTAGTCATCGCCTGGATAGTAATTGTCTGACCTTTCTCTATATCCATAAAAACTACCTTCTTTCTCTTTCTTTTTTGCTTCAAACATTCCTAACACATAGTTATCTGCAACGTCTTCTGCATAAGATTCACTATGGTTATGAACCTGTCTAGTTTCTAGTATTACGTTGTCTTTTGCTAAATCTACTTCAAAACCTTCTGAAGTTAGTCGGACTGTTGCAGTCCTGTTTTCATTTCTGTATTCGTGTATCACTTGACTCATAATTATCTCCTTATATTTAGTTTACCAAAAAAAGTTTCCGCCGTCTGATAGACCTAACTGTTTCGCATAATGTGGTAATCTACATGCCCAATATGATGCAGTAGTTTTATCTTTTTGTTGTGAACACTTATGTCGTGCAGCGAAGGATTTTCTTGCTTTCTCGTTTCCGAGTTTCACTTTGAGACCTGTAGTGTCTCCCCATGTGACTTTTTTAATCTTTTTAGTTTGTGGGTCTCTAACATACACATAGTATTTCTTAGGGCCACCTGCTTTTGGTTTGTTGAGTTCGGGTTCTTCTTCTTCGTTTATAAACTCGTATTGTGGACAATCTAGTGGAACTAATTCTCCCTCATACACTTCGAACTCACCAATATCTGTTTCCATTATATTCTTATCAACTTCAGTAAGTCTGTATCTGTCTTCTTTGATAAGATTTCTTGCTTCATTAATACATTCAAAATACATCATAGAACCTAGACGAAATGGATTGTCTAATAGATTGGTTTTTTCTTTTTGAAGTGTATCGAGTGTTTCGTTGATTGCAATTTGAGAAAATGTTTTCTTTGAATCATGATATGATTTTTGATTCTCTTTTACGTATTTCTCAACTGATTGACCAGGCGTATCTTCTTGATATGCTTTTACTGTTTCGTCTGTTCCCTGTTCGTGAACTCCGTTATCGTGTTTATTTCCTGCCACTTGGAAGTATCCCCTTCTCTTTCAATTTTCTAAGTCTTGGTTCTGTTCTATTGTATTTTTGTGATACAATTGATAAGTTAGACTTGTCATTATTCATAGGATTGTTGTCCTTATGGTGAACGTCCTTTCCTTTTATATCTTTTCTGTCCTTTAGACTTCTTCGTGCTTCATTTCTTTTTGCACGTCTTTTAACTTGTTCGGGTTTTGAGTGATAATTTTCATACTCTTTTTTGTAATCTCTTTCTTCGTTTTGTTTCTCGGCAGCCTTTCTATCTGCATCACGTTTTGCTTGAATTTGTTTATTCTGAACTTCTTTTTCTTTCTGTTGATTGACTTTATCTGTTTCTCTTTCGTGTCTATCAGTAAGTGCTTCTAACTCTTGTTCTTGTTTTGCTTTTAATCTTTCTAGTTCTTCAGTTTGTTTTGCTTTAAGATTTGCAGCGTCAACTGCAGCGTCTTCTTGTATGTTATCACCAAACTTTAAGAATAGTTTTCCGTTCTCTTGTTTCTTATCAGTGACTTTCATTTTAACATATGACCCCAAATGATTAATTATTCCGACTCCTTTTTCAGGATTCTTTTCATATTCTTTTTCAACCATTTTTGTTATATTTTTGAATATAAATTCTAAGATACTTCTCCAATCAGTGACAAGTTTACCTTCTTCTATTGCTTCACTCATAACAAGTGAAGATAATTGATTGACAACAACTGATATCTGAGTAGTGTTCATTGTTGATAACACTTCTAATTGTTTTTTACTAAGACCTTTAACTTTCTTAAGTGCCTTTTTGATATCAATTCCTTCTTCTATTGACTCTGATTTACCCGAAACTTTCTTTGCAAGGTCTTGGTCTGCACCACCCCATGTTCCTTTAGATTTAGTCACAAAAGAATTAACACGTGCATGTCCCCATTGTTCGGGTGTAGTTCCTGGCCTATGACCACCTTTCCAAGCTGCAACACCACGTTTGTAGACTTGTTTTAGAATACCAACTGGCATTCCACTCTTGTCTGCTTTCTTTTGTAGAGATTTATCAGCTGCACCTTCTCCAAACATTTTCTTATACTTCTTAGTGTGTTGTGAAGGTTTTGTATCTGCTTGTGAATCGCCAGGTGCTGGTTTGAATGCGTCCTCACCTTCTTTATCTTTGTTTTTATCAAAGTGTGATGCACGTTTATCTTTTGTAGACTTAGACATTTCGTCTCCGTCTGCGTCTTTAGCATAATACTTCTTAGGTTGAGAACCTTTCTTGCCTTCAACTTCTTTGTCTTGTTGGGTCTTACGTAATTTTTCTCTAAGTTCTTCTAACATAATACTATTTATATCTTTCCAATGACTGTCTTCTTACCAGTCTTTCTACTTTTGAATGTTTTTAAGTTTGACCCAAATGGACTTGGTTTTTCTGTTGGTGGTTTTTTCACTGCATCTTTACTTCTTATAGATGAATAACCAGTAGTATTCTTCTTCAGCAATTCGTAAGATTTCCATTTCATTGCAATTTTGTTTTTAGGGAATGAAGTAGACCAACCTAACAGTTTACTGTATAGTGAATTTGCCTTTTTATCAAGACTTGCAAGGTCATCATCATTCTTAATCTCTACAAAGTCTCTACCAAAAATTGATTTATATTCCTTTGCATTCTTTTGTGCAGCGTCCCAATCTTTCTTTACAATTGCAAATGGTAGTTTTCTAGACCTTAAGTCATTTCTTTTTTGTGCATTGTCTAGACTTGCATTAACAAATACCATTTTGTATTCATATCCTAATGTATCTAACAGTTTTTTGTAGGACTTAATCTTACCCGACTTTGCACTTGTAGTGTCAAAGATAAGACCTAGTCTTCCATCGATATATGCATCTAAGTTTTTACCTGTAATACTTTTTGCTTTTGCACGGATAGGGTCTACTTTATCAAAGTCTGCACCTCTAAGGTCAAGTGACATTCCTGCTTTCTTTAGTCCGTTCTCAAATGCTTTATCAGTGTTGACCATTTTTAAACCAAGTGCAGTCAAAGCTAATTTCTTTACAACTGCAGATTTACCACTGCCTGGCCCACCACTTAGGAAAACTGCTTTAAAGGTGCCTGGGTCATAGACTCCTTCTTTAACTAAATCTTCAACCATGTAGTGTGGTAGTGTTCCTTCTGCAATACCCATTCCTTTACGAATGTCATTGTATAGTTTCTGAATCAATCCTTTGTTCTTAGTTGGGACACCTTGTTTAAAATTATCAAAGTCTCCTGCTTCTGCATAACCTCTGAGTTTACTTGCAGACATTCCACTGACATCATCTGCATCAGGGTCTCTCTCTCCAGCAGATACTATATTAATCTCTTCGAATTTATAGAATCCATGACGTGCTTTAACACCATTGTATTTGTTTAGAAGTGTAGTAAATTCACCAACTCTATCTGAACCTACAACCATTTTGATTCTAGTGTATTTCTTTTTATGTAATTCTGTTGCAATCTCAAATACTGTTCTTGCATTTACATCTGCAACAATCTTCCCAAAGAAGTTTTTAAGATATTTGATTTTGTCTCGGTGTGATAGTGGATTTTTAACCTTATCATTTGAGTGTGAAGTGAATAACAAAACGTCATCACCTTTTGATTCTTTTTTGAGTTTGTCTACTAACTTTCCATGACCTGTTGTAGGTGGATTGAAACGTCCAAAGGTAAATACTGCACCTTTGTTCTTAGCTTCTGTGAGAAATTTATTAAATGATTTCATTACTTGTCCCAAGATTTTTGTGCAGTGAAGTTGTTGAATGCAAACTCCATTCTGTCTACGAGTTTAACTGCACTTCCTGTTTTATCTATTGCAACGTATCCTTCGGGGTTTACTACCTCAAAACCATTTGCAGTCTTTTTGAAAGTTCCTATACTCTTTACTCTATTTAGTGCATTTATGATAAGTTGTTTTGCAACAACCAAGTGTCCCATAAATGAAGTAAGATTGGTTATCATATTCTTTAAACTTCTGAGTTCATTAAAGAGTTGTTCACCAATCTCTTGTTTGATTTGTTTGGTCTTTTCCATTTTGACCTTTGCAACCACCTTATCTCTCCAGTAGTTTTCAAAGTGTTCCATATATCCTTTGTATGTTGGATTGAAACTACCACCTCTGATAAGTGTATTACAATATGTTTTGTATGATGCACCAGCACCTTTCTTTCCAATCTCTTCCTGTATTTTTTGGAACTTATCTAAATCTTTCTTTTTAATTCCGTGGAATGCTTTACCTGTTTTGGATAGTTCTTGTGTAAGTGTAAGTGTTTCTTTTGCAGTCATTGAACCTTTACCACTGACATCTTTATATGTTGCATCGTCAATCCAAACATCTTTACTGTTTCCTAGTTTAGATATGTTTGCACCAAAACTTGCACCCAAGTCTTCTATTGTAGAACCAGTGTATGTGGTATGAAACACAATACCCATTTTAGAGTTTGCAATCTCTTTACCTAAATCTGAATTGATATCTACTGCATACATGATTGTATTTGGTTGGAATGTGACGAATGATTTTCCGTCAATCTTTTGCATTTTCTTATCATTGGTATACATTAAATCACCTTGCATGATTGTATTCCAAGATAGTTTAGATAAACATTGAAATGAAGTTAAGAACTTTTCTTTTAATGCACCACTTAATTCGTCTGCATTTTTAATTTCTGATTCTGAAGTGTAAAACTTAGGTTCTTTATTGAATAGAGATTTCTTTGCAACAAAGAATTGATTAGTTTCGGGGTGTTGACCACAGAAAATAGCAGGAGCTCCGTCCCACTTAACAGTCATGTTAACACTTGAATTAGAGTTTCCTTTTAACATGTCTCTAAGACCCTGTAAAAAGTTTATAGCACCACGTCCACCATCAATCCCTTGATTGATAATCTCGTCTTCTAAGTGTTCTAAATGTAGATTTTTTGCACCCATAATAGTAATTATACCACATTCTTGGTGGTATTACTACTATTTATGGTATTTTTTTGTTTATTAACTTGGGTCAACTTGGTCAATATCACCAGCAGCTATTCCTGCGTCGATATCGTCTAAGTCTGATTGATATGCAGCTAATTCAGCATCTATATCTGTAATAGCTTTGTCTGAATCTGTTTTATTTGACATACCTTTTGCATGTTCTTGGAAATAAAATTGTTGCCAATCGTCATGTGTCCAATTACTTCCGTCAAAGTCTGCTGGATTCCAAGATGCATCTGCAGTTATTGAAGAATTTGCAGTCTTCCATGCAGTTAACCAACCAACAAGTCCAGCACCTGTCCATGCAGATTTACTACTACGTGCAGTATGGTCTGTTCCGTTAGGTTGATTAGTGACTTGATATTCTTGACTTACACCCTTTAACCAATTCTTATTACTAGTTAAGTCTGCAATTTTAGATACTAAATCTGTTCTCGCTGTTTCTCTTGACATAAATTCTCCGTGATTTACTTTCTGAAAGTATTATATGTTATTATTTAGGATTTTGCAAGTGGTGAGGAAGACAATTTTGATTCTATTTTTGATATTTTTTTGTTTATTTTATCAATTTCTTTAGAATCTTTAGACACACGTGCATCTCTCAATTGTTTCTTGAGTTCAATTTTTTCGGTTATTTTTGATATAACCTCTGAACTTTTTATCACCTTCTTCATATAACCATCTAGTATAACATTATTTAGGTGGTCTGTAAAGGGGGTTTTTTATTTGAAGTCGTTAAAATCTCTCTTCTGTCCATCATTCCTTCCTCTATCAAATACAGGAACATCATCATTGTGGGTAGAATCATTCTCAAACAATTCTTCTTGTGCTTCTTGTTCACAATCATAGAGTTTCATTCTACTTCTATCAATACCGATTACAAACCTTTTAAAGATTGTAGGGTCATTATATCGATTCTTTAACTGTTTCACTACGAGTTGGTCTAGTTCTTCTAGTTCGTCACTGGTAATCAATGCAAACATTAAATCTGCAGTCGCAGGTAGACCAAAACTCTCTGAAGTGTCTTCGAGTCCAATATCAGTAGAACCAAATCCACTTCTTGTGGTTTGAGTTGCACTTACCAATGGAACGTCAAACTCTACTGCAAGTCCACGTAATTCTTCTGCAATACTCTTCACCAATGTATAAGAATTTGCACCAGCACCTGGCCTAATTCTATGTGAAGCACATATGTTTAGATAATCTACAAATATAATGTCGGGTTGGAAATCTTTCTTAATGTCCAACTCCTGTAATAGGTGTCTGAAGTGTCCAACGTGTGCAGTTGCAGTAGGGTATTCTTTTACTATGAGTTTACCTTTAGTTTTGTTTTTTAGTTTGTCAACTTTCTTGTCAAACATTTTCTTAGATAAATCGGGTAAATCTTTCATAGGAACATTCATAGTGTTTGCATCTATTCTCTCTGCAATTCTTTCTTCTGACATTTCCATAGTAATGTATAGAACATTCTTGTTCATCATAAGACATGAAGCTGCTTGGTGACACATAAACAATGATTTACCAACACCAGTTCCAGCAAGAACAATGTTAAGTGTTTTGTTTGGTAATCCACCTTTGGTAATCTTGTTGAAGTATTCTAAGTCAAACGGAATCTTCTCTTCTTCCGTATGATAGAATTCCCATCTTGCATCTGCATCTTCTAACACGTCATGTCCAATGTTTGTGTCAAAAGACACGGAAAGTGCGTCCTTCAATAGTTCGGGTATTTCACCAGTAGACCTCTGTGATTTCTTGTCAATGACTTCAATCGAATCCATGACTGCAATATAGATTGCTCTATCCTTACACCATTTCTCCGTTTCTTCCACTAACCACTCACTTGGTGTGGTCTCCTTATTTTTACCAATCTTATCAACTATAGTTTTTGAACCCTTTGCAATACTCTCGTTAAGAGAAGTATTGTTTTCAAGGTTTATGAGAAGTGCTTCTACAGTTGGTGGTTTAGTATACTTCTGAAAGTATTCATATATTTCATTGAATACAGTTTTTTCATCAGTATCGGCAAAATACTCTGACTTAATGAATGGGACGCACTTTCGTGCAAACTCTTCACTCTGTATCAGATTCTTCAGTATCGTCTGTTCTATGCGTGTTTCCATATTTAAAGTATCCTTCTACTACTGTTTCGAGTCTTTCCATTACATCGGGTGTAAAGTATTTCTCGGGGTTGTTGTTAATTGTTTTACCAAATTCTGTTTTACCATTTGGTAGTTTGATACGTGTGGAACTCTTCTCAAAGATTCCACTTGCAAGTGCAAGGTCTAAAAGACCATAGTATCTATCCAGTCCACTGTCATAAGATAGTCTTACGTCAACTATTCTATTTTCTACAGTCAATCTAGATTTTGCATTCTTACAGTGAATGATATTACCAATGACTTCAGTTCCTTCTTTCTCTTTCTTCTTAGAAAGATAAATGATTGAAGAGGCTGCATATTTGAGACCACTTCCACCACCCATTTCTTTTTGAGGGAACATAGAACCAATCACATCATATGTGTGATTAGTCACAATCATTGGAACACCAGCACGTCCTAACTTAAGTGTTAGAACTCTGAATGCACCTTTAACAACTTGAGCACGAGTCATGTCTCGGGTTTCTTTACCCTCGGCAGTGTCCTCGATTTCTTTAGTAGTTGATAACATACCAAGTGAGTCAAGACACATCATCATAGGTGGTCTCTTATCTTTTGGTGTTTCAAGATACTTATCAAGTATGGATATTGCCTGTTTTCTGAATTCTTGAACAGTGACCACAGGCACGATAACCATTCTTTTTGAATCGATTCCTCTATCTTCAATCATTGTTTTACTGATTGCAGATTCAGATTCGAAATAGATTACTGCAGAATCGGGGTGGTCTTCAAGGAATTGTTTTACCATACCCAAGGCAAAGTAAGTTTTTCCTGTTGCAGATTCACCTGCGATTGCAGTGATTTTGTTTGAGGGAAGTCCACCATATAGTGAACCACTCAAAAGTGAATTGAAGACATAACTACCCGTATCTACGAATGTATCTACGTCTCCAGCAGCCACACCATCTGAAACTATATTTGCATATTCGTTTCCAGTTGATTTGACTAAATCTTTAATAAATGACATAACACTTCTCCATAATGTATAAATCTATTATACACATGTAGTCTGTTATTGTCTAGGGGGTTTTGTCTAATTTTTTAGAAATATCAGATAGAGCTTCGTCTACCTTTATGTGTTCTTCCATCATAGAACAAATTTGATTAACTTTAGATTCTAAATGAATAATGAATCCAAAGATTACTGCAATCATAACAATATAGAAACAGTCCATCATCGTAATAATCATCATTTTGATACCTTATCAATCTCCTCTTGAGTCACATATCCATTGTCCATAACAAACTTTCTGTTATCTAAATGTTGTTGTTCAACCAAGTCTTTATTCTCTCCACTGTAAACTACTGCATGACAATCTTTAATCATTTGAGTATTGATATCTACTTTGTGTCCGAATACAGGGTGTCCTTCTACATGATGTGCATATAGTGTTCCTAAGATTCTTCCGAACTTACCTTTGTCGTGTGATACAAGTGATATTGTTTCACATTCTTCTAGTAATTTCTTTAAGTGTTTTTTAGAAGCTTTACCAAATAGTTTTTCTACTTTGTCTCTAGTTCTAGATTCTGGCGTATCGATTCCAACCATTCGGACTCTTTGTTTTTTGTAGACCATACCGAAACCTAAATCGATATCCACATCAATAGTGTCTCCATCTACAACTTTCACCACTTTAACTTTATACTCATACATAATTATGTCTCCTATGAGCAGTTTTTTCTGCCCAATCTTGGATTGCTTTTCTGATAGAGTCTTCTGCAAGAACACTACAGTGCAATTTTATTGGGGGAAGTTCTAAGGCTTCTGCAATCTCTTTGTCTTTTATCTGACTTGCTTCTTCGATTGTCTTTCCTGTTAACATGTCTACGAAAAGAGACGAACTTGCAATTGCACTTCCACAACCATATGTTTTAAACTTAACATCTTCAATGATATCAGTATCGGGATTTATTTTTATATCCAATTTCATAACGTCTCCACATGCTGGAGCACCCGTTAGTCCTGTTGCAACATTAGGGTCGTTGGGGTCGAATCTACCAACACCATGTTTCTTAGGGTTATTTAAAACGTCTTCAAAACGATTTACTACTTTATCCGAATATGCCATATAGTCTTATTTATCCAAAAAAGGAATCTAAACTTGCAACTGGTTCTACATTCCAGTTAATTAAGTTCACAATGTGTTTTAGTGGTTCATTAAATGCTTTCTCGAACTGCATATCATAGTCAATAAATCTATGCAAGTCCAACTCTCTTGGTAGAGAACTTGAGAATGATATTACATTCTCATTGATTGGATTTGGTGTTGTAAGATATGAGAAACGAATCTTATCTGAGTTCTTAATCATTTCATATCTTAAGTCAAGATTTTTAGATTTCAGTAAGTGATTGTGTAAGAGTGAACCTCTAACATGAATCGGTGTTCCTTTCCCATAGATATGAGTCGGGTCTGAATACGTCACAAGGTTTTTGACACCTCTAGGAAATGCAACTTCCTCGGGTGGAAGGTTTCTAAATTCCTTTCGTGCAGTCTCTACGAACTCCCATAGGTCTTGTTCAGTTCCATTCATAACCACCTTTAAGGCTTCTGTTAGTTTGGTTCTGACCCATTTAGGTGTAGAAGACTTTGCAGTCTCAATACCCATCATTTTAAGTTTGGGTTCTGCAAGTCTGACACCTTCATTGTCATGAACATTTAGAATGTATCGTTTCTTTGCAGTCCAAATACCTCTGTCTGCAATTACTTCACGACCCATTTGCATTTTCTGTTGGAATGCATTAGTATATTCTGCAAGGTCGTCAAAACCACGTGCAAGAACTTGTTCAATCATACCTTCTGACTTGTTTAGGAAATCCACAATCTTGGTCTTGTCTGTTTCTTCGGGTAAGACTTTCTTAACCAGTTTATCCATAGTGATATAAACCGAATCAGTGTCCATTGCAATCACATAGTCTTCGTTATCTGTTCCAAGTGTTTTGTTTAGGAACTCGTTGATAGTTTTCTCTGACCACTTAATAATTAACTGACCACTGGTTGTGATTGACTCTGCAAGGTCAATAGAAAAGAATGCAAAGTATTGGTTTGCAAGAGCTCCATATGCAGAGTTAAGTGCAATCTTACGAACCTGTTGATTGTTGTATGCACGTTTGATAAGTGTATCAAGTTCTTTCTTACGTTTGGTTTCTTTACAGACTTCTCGTTCTTGTTGATACCCAATCATTTTCTTCTTCCACTCCTTTCTCTCGTCATAGAGTTTTTCCATAAGTTCGGGAAGAAATCCTTGTTTGTTTTTAGAATACATTACACCATTCGGACACACTGCATGACCCTGTTGGTGAACATATGATAAGTCACATTCTTTGTTCAACATTCTGTCAATGGTCAAGTCTTGTCTGTTTCCCTTTATCATTTTCTCGGGTGAGATATTGTATTGCATAATGATATGTGGATACAGTGAGTTCAAGTCGAATGACACTACCCAGTCATGTCCACCGACAATTGGGTCTTTAACATATGCACCAACGATTTGGTGTGTCTTGTCATTACCACTCTTCAGTCTTTGTGGTGGTGTTTGTATGTTTTGGTCTTTGAGGTGATTGTAGATTATGGTTTCCCAATACTTCACCATTCCGAATGTGTCGTTATAATTACACTTTGCATTATAAGACATTGCAAGTGTTAGTTCCAATAGTCCTAGTTTTTCTTCTAGTTGTTCAACAAGGACAACGTCTTTGACATTGTATTCCAAGAACTTTGGATAGTCTTGTTTGTAAAGTGTATGTAGATTTCCATACTCTGAATAATCTAGTTTACCAGTTCCAAGTTCTACTTGTGCAATGTTTTCTAGTTTGTAGGATTCTTGATTTACGAATGTATGTTTACGATATATCTCAAGATAGTCAAGAACATTGATACCATATAGATTGAATATCATTTGTTTCTGACCATAAGTAGACATGAACTCTCTGACATCACATTGACCCCATGGTGAGAGTTTCTTATGTTCTCCTTCTCCTAGTATTCTGTCAATACGATTACAGAGATAGGTAATATCAAAAGAGTTTACATTCCAACCTGTAATGATATCGAACCACTCTTGTCTCCAGTATTTAACAAACTTAGTCAAAAGGTCAATCTCATTTAAACAATTGTAATAGACTACGTCTGTTCTGTTGTGTTCCCAAGGCCCGATACCAAAAACATGTGTATCTTTACCAAGTGGTTTCATTGAAATTGCATTGACCTTTTCAGTTGCAAGAGTTGGTTCGGGGAATCCGTCTTCACACTCACACTCAATATCAAGTGTTGCAATCTTAATGTGTTTTAGATTCCAGTTTATCTCACCTTGAAATTTATCTGCAATATATGTATAGATATATCGGTCATATCCATGGATTTCAAATCCATGAGTTCCAGCATAGTTCTCTCGGAACTTTCTTGCACCACCCATAGAGTTTAGGTTCACTGCTTCTAGTGACCTTCCGTCTAATGATTTGAATGGTGTGTCTCCCTTCTTAGAAGGGATATAATGATTGGGTCTGTAAGATACGGATAGTTTTTGTTGTTTTCCGTTCTTGTATCCTTTGACAAGTATTTTGTCACGTGTTCTGCAAACGTTAGTATAGAAATCCATGTAGTTATTATACTACAGTAGGGTCTATTCTGTCAAGGTAGTAAGATTACTTTTTCCGTGTAAAATGTCGTAAGTGACATCATATTTTTCTTTTGCATTTGCAAGTTTCTCAATTTGAGTATCGAGTGCTTGTGCAATGTCGGGGTGTTCACCAATACCAGCTGGGTTGTTTTTGTATACTTCAATGTTTGCCATTGCAATATCCATTTCACCTTGATACTGACTCATTAGTGCTTTTAATAGTGTTTCTCTTCCCATTATTTACTTCCTCTTACTTTATTACCTGTTGCAACTTTAAAGTTGGTTTCAAGTTGTGGTCTTGGTTCAAAAACTGTTTGAACTAAATCACTGTTTAATATGAATGTGTATTCTTTTGCAAAAGGAATCCATGGTGCAAGATTAACTTCATACTTTCCGTCTTCTGTATTTGTTAAACAAATTTGTGCATCGATAATCTTATAGTTTCCTAATATGGTTCTCTCAACAAATCCAATTAGAACTTCTCCAGTATCTAGTCTTATACATTTTACTTTAGACACTTCTTACCATCTCCTGTAGTTCAACTGAACGTCTTCCTACTTGTCCGAACCATTTAGAATCTTCCATTTCAACTGCAACCTTTTCCCAGTCTGCAGATACAACACCTTTCCACATGTTATTAAACTTACTGAATCTTGTTCCACCTAAGTTGAATGTCATGTTAACTAAAACGTGTTGAATGTCTTCGGGTAGTGCATAGAAATCTTCTCCACCTTTTGATTCAAATACATGAATGGTTTCTTCTACGTGTTTATCAAAATCATATTCATAAACATCATCTACTCTTTCTTGTGAGACTGGTGTTCCAACTGGTAATCCATATTCATCATCACTGTCTTTAATTAAGTGACCAACTCCAAAAGTTAAGTATCCTAATGAGTCTTCGTAAATTTCGAGGACTTCACCCTCATGTCTTTTTATCTGTTCTTTCAATATCTCTTTGTTCATTCTCTTTCCTCGCTTGTTCTTCTATTAATTCAACCAATATGTCACCCATAAGGTTATTAAGTTCGGTATTATTTAGGAGTTCTTCAAAGTCATGATTGTCGGGAACTTTGATAAGATTCCTTTGAAAGTTTAAGTGTTTCTTACCTTCTACAAACTCTACTTTACCATATGTGTATATGAGTCCTTCCCACATTCCTTTAGTAAGTTGAATGCCTGACATGTTTAATTTGTTATTGTCAACAACACAATAAACACCTTCGTCAAATAATGGTGTATTACCCAAAGAAACTCTCCAATGAATTGTGTTTGTTGGGTAGGAATAAATCTTTATCTTCTTTTGCAAACCACCATACATTTTCCATGTATAGTTTTTTCATAAAGTCTTGCATTGCAGTTCTATCTATTCCTTCTTTATCAGATACTTGATTACTATCATTTTCACCTTTGACCTCTGACCACTTCTCCAAGAATGCAGTAGAAGATTGAGGTCTTTGCATGATTCTCATTCCTATCTGACCTTTGAAATGTTCTCTTAATTCGTCTACTACTTCGTCACATGAAGGAAACATTTTACCTTTAATCTTTGGATTCATAATGTTAATCAATAAGTGTCCATTATCTGATAACACTTCAAATGATTTTTTAGAAACTGGTATGAAGAAGTCGTCTCTCCATGATTCATATTCTGAGAACTTACTCCATGATTGGTCTTCTTCATGTTCTCCACCCTTATTGTATGTCTCTGTTGAGAAATATGGTGGTGAAGTAAATGCACAATCTATTGGTGGAAATTTCTCGTAAGGTATATCTTCTGCACCACTTCTGTAGATTACAACTCTCTTCTCACCAACTGACATAAACCTGTCTTTGGTTTCTGTAATTTTAGGTGCATGACCTGTAAGAATTGTTTCATATTCTATACATTGTTTCTTATATCTTTCAAAGGTGTTTGGGTTTGGGTCACAACCAATATACACTGTAGTTTTTTTACTTGCAAAGAATCCACATAGTCTATCTCCCCAACCACAACTTGTATCCAATACAGTTCTTGCATCAGTCATTTCATAGAAACACTTTGCAACCACTGGTTTGAATTGTGTTGCAATATAGGCTCCTAGTCTGAATGCCATTCTGTAAGTATCTTCTTTCAATGAACCACCAACAAGTTTTATAACTTCGTTTCCGTCTACGTCTTTTGACACTTCCTTTGTGATATCATTGACACCTCTCCATATTGCACCGAGAGGTGATTTTAATTCTTTTGCAGTTGATTCTCTAAATGCATTTATTGGTGCTCTATGTCCATATGAATCACAAGACAATCTTAAATCTTGCATAAAGTAATCACTTGCGTCATTAAATGTGGAAGGTGCATTGACCATTCCATGTCCCCATTCTGAATAGGGGTATTTGTAGTCGTCATATTTTTCTACGACTTCTTGTTCTAAATTTTCGTGTGGGTATATAAACTTCCAAACAGGATATTCTAAAAGTTTAATAAAAGTGTTTCTCATATCTTCATGAGAGATTTGTTTTAGAGGAAACTCGGGTCTTTCGGTTTCTATATATTCTGCAAGAACCTCACGGAAGTATTCTCTCCCATGTTCTTCAGTTAATGCATCAAAGAGACTACCATCAATAATAGGTAATCTCTTCTCATTTGCATTGTCTTTTAAGACTTGATAAAGTTTAGATGTTTGCAAGGACATTTTCGGGTGATGATATTTCATAAGGGTCTGAATCGATATTGTCACCGAATCCCTCTTCTGCAAAGATATTTTCAATAACATTGTCGTTTACAACAATTGCATATCTCCAAGACCTAATACCAAATCCTACATTTGATTTTTGCACACTTGCACCCATACCTTCTGTAAACTCTCCGTTTCCATCGGGTAATGGTCTAACATTTTGAATCCCCTGTCCATCGAACCATGCATTCATTACAAATGAATCATTTACTGACAAACAATATATCTCATCAATACCTTTTTCTTGGAATTGTGAAAACTGAGTTTCAAAGCCAGGTAATTGGAATGATGAACATGTTGGGGTGAATGCTCCAGGCAATGCAAAGATTATTACTCTCTTTCCAGCAAACTGTTCGTTTGTTTCTAAGTGTTTAAAATCTCCGTCTACTCTTATTGGTAGAATTACTTGGGGTATTCTATCTCCTACGTTTAACATTTTTTTCTCCATAATATAAAAAGATACACCTATTATACAATATAACAGGTGTATCTGTAAGGGGGTTTTTAAGAAATTTTGATTTCTTGAGGTTTGTCTTCCTCAGGCACAATTCTCTCTAAACTAACAACCAAAATACCATTCTTCATATCTGCACCTTTAACGATTATATCGTCTGCAAGTGTGAATGACCTTTTGAATGAACGTGAAGCAAGTCCTTGGTGGACATAATCTTTTGATTCAGTATCTTGTTCTCCCTCGATAATTAGTTTCTCTTTCTCTTTAGAGATAGAAACCTCTTTCTTATCGAACCCTGCTACTGCCATTTCAATTTGGAAATTTTCCTCATCGATTTTTACAATGTTGTAGGGTGGATAGTTTGAACTAGAATGTGTATCTGCACGTTCTAATAGTTGTAGAGTTCTGTCGAACCCGATTGCGAATGGGAATGATTTCCCGAAGACATCGTCATAGATAGTCATAGTTTTCTCCTTTATTAAGCAAGTTTATAATGTGCAACCTCTAATGAGCATTGCATTAATGTTCGAGAACCGAGCTCTTTTGAAGAAATGGGGTCACTTGATGTCGCCGTTGGCCAATCCAAGTTCCAAATCCGAGCTCTTTTGAAGTTCTCTAACAATGGTATTTATAACACCATACTACTATTATATGGGTTTTTTCTAAAATTTCAAGGGGGTTTTTATAATTTTCTGCATCTTTCTTTTGCATCACTTAATACATGATAATTACTTGCAATTACCATAGTCATTAAGAAGTTCATCTGATTGAATACTTGTGGTGTTAATCTCTCATTTTTAATATCTGAATTTATAGCAGGCATAAGAACTGCAGTCTTAAATAAAAACATTTCATTCACTGAAGGAGATTTACCAAGGAAAGGATTTAGTTCTTCGACACAATCATATTTGAGACCACGATATGTGGTATAGATATCTGCAAGTTGAAGTGTTATGAATGCAGTGTAATGAAGACTACTAGGTTCCTTTTCAGATAGTGTAAACGACAACTGGTTCGGTCTTTCCTTTAACTGTAATTGAATCAACTTTTGTGAATGTTCTGTTTGGACACTGGAGATATGTTTCTTGTCCCAACAACACGTCCACCCCATCATAATTTCTTGTTTGGCTCTCGAGTCTAGCACCGAGGTTGACTGCATCTCCAATGACGGAATAGTCAAATCTAAGTTCTGACCCCATGTTTCCAACGAT